GGACGTCGCGTCACGACCATGTTTCACACATCGCACCCGGGACTTGCGGCGGCGCTGCGTCGAGATCCGAAATGGGTTCAGGTCAGCGCCAAGCTGCACGGATCGAACAAACGCAACTCCGGAAACACGATGGTTCGTCGCGTCGGATTGCGAACGCGCGGCGCCGCCAAAGTCGCAAAGACAAAGTCGGGAATGCCTGTCATCAACGCCGGATACGGCGGACACTTTCGCGCGGTTCAGGGATTCCGATACGTCGGGGAGAGGTCGCCGTGAAGTTCTACGTTTTTGACGACGGGTCGCAGTTTGGATCGGCGTGCAAAGGGCTCGCGACGGAACTTGGATTTGAGCGCGTTCAGGACGCCGGATCGTCTGACGTCGCGCTCGCGCCGATGCTGCTGCGTCGCCTGCACGAGTGGGAATACAAGGCCCCGCGGTTTGGCACGCTTGTATTTCATCCGTCCGCGCTCCCGTATCGCCGCGGCCTTGATTCCATCAAGCACGCAATCGCGGCCGGGGAGCGCGTCTCCGCTTCGACGTGGTTTTGGTGCGACGTCGGATGGGATACGGGCGACGTGTGCGAACAGGAAGTCGTCGTCCTGCTTCCGGGTGAGCGACCTCGAGACGCGTACGAGAAACGATTCGTTCCGGCCGGACTCGCCGCGCTTCGGCGAGCGCTGCTCGGCGTGGCGGCCGGACGTCCGAGACGTGTTCCGCAGGACCCGGCGCTCGTCACCTACGACGGCAAGTTCACGAGGCCGACGGCGTGACCGACCAGGCGGACAAAGCGCAACGCGTCCAGGCGGCCCGCGCACGCGTGCGCGAGCTGAACAAGCGTCTCCGGCAGTTGCGCGGCGGACGCACCCACAGCGGCGAGGACTACGAGGTTCACCGCGACCGCGAGGCGAAGCGCAGGCGCGAGCAATCGAAGGCCGGACGCGACATCGCGCCGCTGCCGACGGTCGTCGACGCGGCCCGACGCGACGCGGCGTCCTCGTCGTTTCGCACGTTCTGCGAGACGTACGGGAAGTCGGTGTTCTCGCTGTCCTGGTCGCCCGACCACCTGCTCGTCATTTCGCGAATCGAGAACGCCGTGTTGAACGGCGGCCTGTTCGCGATCGCCATGCCGCGCGGGTCGGGAAAGACGTCGCTGTGCGAGTGGGCCGGATTGTGGGCGCTGCTGAACGGTCATCGAAACTTCGTCGCGCTCATCGGCGCAACCGAGAGCGACGCCGAGGACCGTCTCGAATCCATCAAGACGGAACTCGAAACGAACGAACTACTGCTCGAGGATTACCCGGGTGCGTGCTACCCGGTCCGCGCGCTCGAGGGCATCAACGCGCGCGCGGCCGGACAACTGCTCGACGGCAAGCAGACGAACGTCGAATGGAGCGCGAAGCGCGTCACCTTGCCGGATGTTCCGGGGAGCGCGTCCGCTGGCGCGGTGATCCGAATCACGGGCATCACCGGACACATCCGCGGAATGCAGCACAAGCGGAGCGACGGCCGAATCGTTCGCCCGGATTTCGTCATCATCGACGACCCGCAAACCGACGAGAGCGCGTTCAGTCTGTCGCAGTCGCGCCAGCGCGAGGCCGTGCTATCCGGCGCGATCCTGGGCCTCGCTGGACCGCAGCAGAAAATATCCGGCGTCATGCCCTGTACGGTCATCGCACCGGGCGACATGGCCGACAACATCCTCGACCGATCGAAACACCCCGAATGGCAAGGCGAGCGCCTGCGGATGGTCCGGGCGTGGCCGAAGCGGATGGAACTTTGGGAGAAGTACCGCGAGCTGCGGAACGAGAGTCTGCGGAACGACGGAGACGGGTCGCAGGCGACCGAGTTCTACGACGCCAACTTCGACGCCATGAACGAGGGCGCGGACGTCGCGTGGCCCGACCGCTACCTCGCGGACGAGCGGAGCGCGCTACAGCACGCGATGAACCTCCGATTCCGCGACGAGCGATCGTTCCACGCGGAGTATCAGAACGAACCGATGCCGCCGGAAACGGCGTCGGCGAGCGACCTCAACACCGACGAACTCGCGCGACGCCTGAACGGACTCGACCGCGGCGTCGTGCCGTTGTGGGCGACGCGTGTCTCGGCGTTCGTCGACGTCCAAAAGTCGTGTCTGTGGTGGATGGTGTGCGCCTGGGGCGACGACTTTACCGGGGCCATCGTCGACTACGGGACGACGCCCGACCAGGGTTTGCAATACTTCACGCTCGCGCAGGTGCGCCGCACGCTGCAACGCGCCGCGCCAGGTGCGGGCCTCGAAGGCGCGATTCGCGCGGGCCTTGATGGCGTCGCGAAGCACCTGCTCGAGCGCGAATGGAAGCGCGACGGCGGAGGGACCGCTCGCGTCGAGCGACTTCTCGTCGACGCCAACTGGGGCGACTCGACGAACACCGTCTACAACTGGTGCAGGGAGACGCCACACGCGGCAATCGTCGCCCCGTCGCACGGTCGTTTCGTCGGCGCGACCAGCACGCCGTTCTCGGAATACAAGCGACGTCCGGGCGAGCGCGTGGGAACGCATTGGCGCGTCCCGGCGGCGAGCGGCCGACGCGCGGTCCGTCACGTTCTCGTCGACGTCAACTGGTGGAAGTCGTTCGTAGCGCGCCGACTGGCGACCGCCGTCGGCGACCGGGGCGCTATCACGCTGTTCGGTCGAAAGCCTGACGTCCACGCGATGCTCGCGGAACACTTGACCGCGGAACGTGCCGTCCTCGTCTCGGCGAAGGGCCGAACCGCGAGCGAGTGGAAACTCGTCCAGGTCGGACGCGACAACCACCTGCTCGACTGCCTGGTCGGAAGCGCCGCGGCCGCCTCAATGCTCGGGGCCGCGCTCGACGGCGACGCCGGGTCAGGCGCGCAGGCGTCGCGGCAACGCGTGAAACTCTCCGATATTCGCAAGGGCGGTCGCAAATGACGTCTGACGCCCAGCGCGAAACGCCGAAGGCGCGCGACGTGTTGAGCGAACGCCGCGTCGGCCTGTCGTGCCGCGCGTGCGGATGCTCGCATTTCGAGGTGCTGCGAACAACGCGCGCGACGGGCGGTCGAATCACGCGCGAGCGCGCCTGCCGCAACTGCGGTCGGCGCATCAAGACCCACGAAACGGAGACACCATGAGCGCCGCAACTGCTACCCGTAGCGGAAATTTCGACATTCGCACCAAACGACCGCCGCCGAAGAAGAAAATCGGAGGAATTGACCACGCGCCGAGTGCGTACTCGATGGATGGCCTCCCCCCATATCGCGACGCGGACCGCTTGCGGCTGGTGCTGCGCCTGGTCCCTGGTCCGTTGAGGGAGGAGGCCGTTCAAATCGCGTGGCTCGCCTACCTCGAGGGCGGCGACCCGGCGCGAACGGTGGATACGTGGCGCGAATCGGAGCGGCGGCGACGGCGTCGAGAGCGAACGAACTACGACCTATGAGCGAAACCAGCAACACCGACGGACTTTCCAACGTTATTCGCGACGCCGCGAGCAATCCGGCGAGCGCGTCGACCGACGCTGGTAGCGTTTCAGCTCACAACATCCGCGACCTCATCGAAGCCGACCGCTACCTCGCGTCGAAGGCCGCCGCCGGACGCCGTGGTTTGGGCCTGCGCCTTTCGCGCATCGTGCCACCGTCGACGACCTGATGGGCTGGCTCCGCGAAATCTTCGGACGCACGCAGCGGACGCAGGTTCGCCCGGTCGTTCGTGCGAAGTACGACAGCGCGCAGAACACCGCGGAGAACCGGAAACATTGGGCGAACGCCGACGCGTTGTCGGTGAACGCTGGAATGACCGCGGCCGTCCGAAAGACGCTTCGCGAGCGCGCGCGCTACGAGGTGGCGAACAACTCGTACGCCAGGGGCATCGTCTCCACGCTGGCGAACGACGTCATCGGAACCGGGCCGCGTCTGCAAATGCGGACCGAGGACCCGATCGCGAACTCGAACCTCGAGGCGCTTTGGGATGAGTGGGCGACGTGCGTAAACCTGTCGGAGAAGTTGCGCGTCATGCGCGCGGCGCGCGCTGAATCCGGCGAGTGCTTCGCCGTGCTGGCGCGAAACGACAACGTCGCGTGCGAAATCAAACTCGACCTGCGACTCATCGAGGCGGACCAGGTCGCGTCTATCGGTTCAATCCTTACCCAATCCGGGGCGGTCGACGGCGTCGAGTACGACGCGTTCGGAAATCCCATTGCGTACTACGTCCTGCGCGCGCACCCCGGGTCCGGTTCACCGCTCGCGACGGAGGCCGACCGAATCAGCGCGGACAGCGTGCTGCACTATTTCCGTGCCGACCGCCCCGGCCAGGGCCGCGGAATCCCCGACCTGACGCCCGCGCTCCCGCTGTTCTCGCAGTTGCGCCGCTACACGCTCGCCGTCCTGGCCGCCGCTGAAACGTGCGCGAACTTTGCCGGGACGCTTGAGACGGACGCGCCCGCTGGCGGAGAGGCCGACCCGGTCGAACCGATGGACACCATCGAACTTGAGCGGAACACGCTGCTCACGCTTCCGGCCGGGTGGAAGATGGGACAGATGAAGGCCGAGCAGCCGACGACCACGTACGGCGATTTCAAGCGCGAGCTGCTGAACGAGATCGCGCGATGCTTGAATATGCCGTTCAACATCGCCGCCGGGAACTCGTCGTCCTACAACTACTCGAGCGGTCGCCTCGATCACCAAACGTACTACAAGGCGATTCGCATCGACCAGCAGCACATGGAGGAACGCGTCCTCGATCCGATCCTCGGTGCGTGGATCGGCGAAGCGATGCTGCTTTCGGACCTGATGCCGCCGCGCCTGCGCGCCTCCGAGCAATTCCCGCACGAATGGTTTTGGCCGGGAAGCGAACACGTCGACCCGGAGAAGGAAGCGAACGCCGCGCGGACGCGGCTCGAGACAAACACGACCACGCTCGCCGCGGAGTACGCGCGCCAGGGCAAGGATTGGGAAGCGGAAGTTCGACAGCGCGCGCGCGAGTACGCGCTGATGCAGCAACTCGGACTTCCGACCTCGTCTGCCCAGCAGGCGCAATTCCCGCAACAGGGCGGAAACAATGGAGGAGCATCGAATGCCTGATAGCGCGAAGCGCATCGACCTGGTGGCCGACGTCGGCGAACTCGAACCAGTGATGATCGAGGCCGCCGATGGCGCGTCGACCGATCGCCCGTCGCTGAAGAAGTTCGCGATGGTCGCCTACACGGGCGGCTCGATGGACGTGGGCTGGGGCGCGCCGGTGGTCGTCGACCTGAACGGCATGAAGGTGACGTCGAAGGCGCGCCCGATCCTGCACCAGCACGACCCCGCCCGCATCGTCGGACATACCGACTCGGTCGAGGTGAAGGTGCTGCACGACCGCGCAGAACTGCGCGTGTCAGGCGTAATCAGCGGAGCAAGCGATTCCGCTCGCCTGGTGCTCGAGAGCGCCGCGAACGGTTTCCCGTGGCAGGCGTCGATCGGCGCTCGCGTCACGAAGTCGGAATTTGTTGCCGAGGGACAGACGGCAACGGTGAACGGCCGGAACGTTTCCGGCCCTGTGTATATCGCGAGGCGTTCCACGCTTGGCGAAGTGTCGTTTGTCGCGCTCGGTGCTGATGACAACACCAGCGCAAAGGTTTCAGCGGCCGAGGCCGCGGAAGGAGTTCAGAAGATGAGTGAGATGCAGAACGAGCCGACGGCCCCCGCCGCTCCGGCCGTGGATACGGGCGCTGTGGTGGCGCAGATTCGAGCCGAGGCCGCACGCGAGAGCGAGCGCATTTCCAACATCCGCAAGACGTGCGCGGGCAACGGCGAGATCGAGGCGAAGGCAATCGCCGAAGGTTGGGACATCAACAAGACCGAACTTGAGGTGCTGCGCGCTTCGCGTCCCGTGATGGGCGCACCCGCCGCACACGTGAAGTCGAACGACGTGACCTCCGACGTGCTCGCCGCCGCCGTGTGCAAGGCTGGCCGTCTGAACAACGTCGAGGACCAGTTCGGCGAGCAGACGCTCGAGGCCGCAGACCGCGCCTTCCGTCGTGGTATCGGCCTTCAGGAACTGCTGCTCGAGGCGGCCCAGGCGAACGGCTATCACGGTCGCAGCGTGAAGGCCGACACCCGCGGCGTGCTCCAGGCGGCGTTCTCAAACATGGCGCTTCCCGGCATCCTGTCGACGGTCGCGAACAAGTTCCTGCTGTCCGGCTTCACCGCCGTTGAGCAGGCTTGGCGCAACATCGCGTCGATCCGCAGCGTGAGCGACTTCAAGCAGGTGACGTCTTACCGCCTGAACGGCGCGTTCCAGTACGACGAGGTCGCCTCGAACGGCGAACTGAAGCACGACACCGCGAGCGAGTCGTCGTTCACGAACCAGGCCAAGACCTACGGCAAGATGTTCGCCGTGACCCGCCAGGACATCATCAACGACGACCTCGGCGC